TTGTTTTTTCATATGGTAAAGCTGTGTATATGAAAATTAAATCAATAACATGGGATAATTGGAAGAAAGTAAAATTTATCGAATGATTATTCTATATAAAATAGTTTCTAATATGTTTCGTCTTTTGTATTTTTCAAACATACACTCCCTATTTCATCACCATCACACATTTTCCGAAAACATCATTTTTGCATATCTGAAAACACAGACTTCTCATAAAAAATGGTATAGCAAACAAGCCATCGAGAAATGGCTTTAAAAAATCAATATTGAATCAAGTCAGCTTACGCTATATATCGTCTGAAAGATGCTTTTACATTAGATTCACTTACAGTGACGTACATCATGGTTGTATCCGGCTTTTGGTGTCCGGCATAAGCCTGAATCTCTTGTAGCGGTATTCCTCTACTTCCAGCATCCGTGAGTAGGGTTCTTCGGAACTTATGCGGATGCGCATGAATATCTGTTTTTTTACCAAGTTTCGACAGCATTGACCATATAGCTTCCTTTCCCATCCGGTTGTGTGGCTTTCGGTTCGATACAAACAACGCCGGGTTCATATCATCCCTTGACATAAGGTACTTCTTGAGATGATATGCGCATTCATCCGTCAGATACACTTTCCTCTCTTTCTTTCCCTTTTCTCCGTAAATGATTACTTCCTTGTTTCCCCAATCAATATCACTGCGGTTGAGTGCTACAACTTCACCGATACGTGCTGCTGTGGAGTACAGGAACTCCATAATTGCCACATCTCTCTGACTCTTAGCATTGCAACGTAGATGCTCCCTCTCTGCGGAGGTAAACGGCTTTTTGATGCGCTGTGGCACTTTCATGTGCTTGATGCGTCTCATTGGATTTTTGCTTATGAATCCCTCGTCAGAGAGCCATCCAAAGAATGATGAAAAGTATCTTCTAAGTGTGTCCATGTACGAGATAGACACTTTCCTTGTCTCTTGATACATGGCAAGGTAGTAGCGGATATCGTTTGTGGTTATGTCCTCAAATCTCTTGTTGAGATAGTTGACTAGCTTGGTTACACAGTCCACATAGCGGTCAATCGTACCTTGTGAGCAGTTCTCCAAGCGTTTACTTGCAATGAACAATTTGAGAATCTTATCCCAGTGAGATTGACTTGTTACCAATGAGGTACATTCCTCTTGAAGTTTGACTCCGTGGAACGAGATATACAACACATTCTCCAATTTGTGCATCTGTTCCTCGGTCAGTTCCTCTTGCATCATGTTTACAACATTTTTGATTATCATGTTAATGTCTTTTTCCATAAAAAACACCCCTTTCTAAGCCAATTATGACTCAAAAAGAGGTGAAATTAAATGCTTTATTTCGGTTCATGAAATAGGGAGTGTATATGGTTAAAAATCACGCTTTTGTTATTTTATGATACGGTTGCAATCCAAGAAATGTTTGGTTTTGCACCTGATGTGGTACAAGCGTTTGAAAGCTTTATTGTAAAGCCATTTTTTGTTACAGAAGCGTAATCTACAAACGCAGTCAAATCACCATATGTAGTAATGCTTGAGCCACTTTTCAAAGTACACACGACTGTCGGTATGGTATTGAATGGCTTTTTAAAAACGACATCCACTGCTTGCGTACTGTTTGCTGCAATTCCTACAGCTCCAGTTGTACCAGATTGTGTCTTGCTATTTAATTCATTAACTGCCCCAATCAAAGTCTTGTTAGTTGTTCCTAACTTTGCGATAACTGCCGTAGTCATCTTATCGACAACATAATCCCATACCTTGTCCATCAGTGTACGCTTGTTTGCATTTGCATCCTTGTCGAGAATCATTAACTCATCATTGTCTTTCAGTGCTTCTTTAGTTGTGTACTTTGTCCATTCCATGATTAATTCTCCTTTATTGAATCATTTATTAAAAGGGTAAGAGCATTATTCATGCCCTTACGCCTCGTCAACCTTGTTTACTGTGATAAATTTTCTAATCGCATCTACATGAGTTTTGAGTTCAGCATCAACGATATAGAACGATTTCTTATTGTTGTGCGATACAAGATTTCCACTCTCGTCAATCTCGTCATAAGTAAATGTAGCTCTGTCCATTCCATTTACATTTAAAATTGAAAAACCACTAAGCTGTTTCATTTAAAAGTTCCTCCTGTTCCTTAATCAAGGTTTCTAGTTCCGCGTTTAATATGTTCTCAGGGCTTTCAGGTAATTTTTCTTCCCTGTCAACATCTTCCTCAAGATTTACATATTCGTAATCTTTCTGTTTTGCTTTCAGTTCCCATGCAAATTTCAGATTCGGAGTTCCGTGCACAATGAAGTAATTCTCTTCCTTCTTTTCAATCCACAAATCTCCTTTCCCTTCTTTCTGCAAGAATACCTGGTACTCAATGCGTGTTGTTACAGTTTCCGTGAAGATATCTCCGATTTCAACGATACATTCACCGTTCTCATCAGTAATTCCTTCACCGATGTCTCCAAACATTGGCGAAGCTGTTTCGTAGCAATATTGAAGTCTGTTCGAATAATTCTCTGTTGGAACAACACGGTTTTTAGTTCCAGTTGTTTTTATTTCTCTTGGGCTTATATCTACATAATCATTAATATAACTACTTCCATTAATTCTAATTGAAAGGCAACCTGTTGAGTTCTCGCTAATGCTGAATGTGTACGATTTTACTGTTGACATTGCATCAGACCATCCTTGTAAATCCTCAGCCCATCCAATAGAGAAGCATTCCGGGGAAATTGAAGAACCGTATCCCCTTCCATTATTAGATGCTTTCATTCTCAAACCATGAAACCAACCGCCCATAAGGTCAACAACCATACTGTCTGATGCGAGAAGTCCCATATTAGTATTATCAATATGCATCCCCATGCTTCCGATAGTGAATATTTCTTTCGAATTGTTGCGGCCAACGATGAGCGCATACGCTTTTTCTTTATCTAAATATATCGTGCTTCCATAAATCGAGCCTTTTTGGATGTTCAGTCCATCTTTATCCCATTTACCAACTTCCGCTCCTATGGCATCTAGTATCTGTATTGAGCCATTTTCATTGTTTACACCTCCCAATGTAAGTGTACCGCCCTTGCCATAAGAGAAGTTGATATACAACTGATCGCCTTGCATATATATCCCTTGTTTCTTCCCGTTATCAGTAAGTCTGTTAAACACTTCTTCGGAAGTCAGAGATTTATTTAGCTTATCGACCGCAGAATCATCAGTATACTTTGTAGCCTTTACCCAATCAGAAGAAACAAAGTTACCACTAGTTCTTGCGGTTCGGCATCGCATCAAGTCACCGTCGTTTCCTTGTGTCCACAAATCTCCAACATCGTAAGGTGGCACAGGAGTTGTAATAAAGTTTCTTCTCTTACCGTCTGCGGTATCTTGAGCCTTTGATGCTGTTTCCATCGCAGATACGATGTCTGCATCTTTCACTCTCACCCACTGATAAGATGTATCGACTTTCATATAGCGGTAAGTGAAACCTTTGTTCTTCCAAAAGAAGAGGTCACCAACATGCTTCTGTCTTTCGTAAGCTGTAGTCCACTCAGATGCTGGATGGTTTGAATTCGCAGGCTCATAATCGCAATAGTACGTATCAATCTTTCCATCAATCTGATTTTGGATATCTTCAATTTTCGGATCATAAATGTTTTCGATGAAGTCCGTTACTGTAGAATCGTCTGTATAATTATCTTTCTTCTGCCAATCACTTGCTACATACTCACCAGTTTCTCTGTCCTTTAGGCAGACAAGGATATCATTTCCAGTGAAATACAAATCACCCACGCTATACGGTGGCTTTGGCTGTGTTGAGAAAATCTGCGCTTTACCGTCAATCTCATCGAATACAGAGTCTGGAACTGGCATTTTTTCCCAATTTCCGCTTCTGTAGATGTATTCATCACCAGTTTTGGAATTCTTCCACAAGTCACCCTCATGAGTTGCTTTTTCGGTTTCCACAGTGATTGTGATATTTTTTCCACTAACATCTAAGATGTCATTCCCGTTTATATCGCAAAGAGGCTGTGTTTCTTTTCCAGTCCAATTAAGTGACGGGTCAGTAGGTTGGAACCAAGTTTCTATCTTCTGATCAATCTGATTCTTGATATTCTCAAGGTCGGCAGCATAAGTATTCTTAACAAAGTTATTGATTGCGGAATCGTCTGTGTACTTGGTAGCCTTGACCCAATCAGATGCGACATACTCTCCGCTCTGACATGAGGTCACGCATCGCATCAAGTCACCGTTTGTACCTTGCACCCATAAATCATCTGTATCATAAGGTGGATAAG